GTTTTCTTTATTAAGTTTGTTTGTTCTTTGTCAATTGGATAAAGTATTGTTTCATTTAATGATTTGTCAAATTTAAAAGGTATTGCTATGATCGCTTCAGAAAATTCTTTATTTGATAATTTAGCTGATAAATTAAATATAGAATCTGAGCTACCCTCTGAGACGCCCCCATTTATTTTACCAACTTTGCTAGTTTGCGATGGATCAATGTTTAGTAAACTTAAGAGACTATTTGGGCTTAATAGTGAACCGTCTTCAAGTTTCATAAATATACCATCACCTGCAGCTGGAATTTCACCATACTGATGCCACATGCCTTTAGCAACATTTCCAGAAACATAACTTCTAGTTGGTGTAGCATTTGTAAAATCTAATACTGGACATTCCCATCTAGGTCTAAATGCAATAATTTGTTTTGTTTCTACGCTTGATGGGGCAATATTAAACGCTAGTGAACCGTCTTGAGACGCGTCGGTCGAGCCCACTCTTTCGTATAAAATTTTGTTTACATCATCATCGCCCATAAAAAGTGAGGAAGAGATTTGCATTGAATTTGTATAATTAGCGGTCGTTAAAGGGGAAGCACCGGTGCTACCTGTTGCAACCGGATGCAATTGCGTGTTTAAACGAGCATAACTATAACTAGCCGATGTAAGTAATTCTTCACGAGTTATTAATCCTCCTTCATAATCTGCGGGATTTAAAGTTACGTTCAGTAAGACATGAGAATATCCATCATAATAAGGAGGAGTAAAAGGACTAAAAGCACTACCTGTGATACCAGAAGGGCTGTACTTTACGCTGCCGCCGAATCCGAACGCCAGCTGAGTGGCGTCGTCCACGCTATCCAATATAGCATATTCTCCTGTTGAAACCGGTGGTCCAAAAGAAGAGCCGTAAAGAAATACATCAAATGCCTCTTCATTAATAGCTCTGTTATACATTGTAATTGATGAAGTATTAACTTGAAGACTACTAGACAACAATCCTGTGAAGGCGGTGCCGGTGCTGTCGGATCCACTAAAGGGTGCCCGTGTCATTGCAAGCAACGCTGTAACATATTCTGAATATGTTTTAATATTTTTAGAATTAATTAATTGTAAATAAAACGAGTAAGATCCGTTTTCAGGGATTCTAATTTTTTCACCCGCCCTGGTTTCTCGCGATACAATCATGGCTTGCTCGGATAATTCTTTTCCAATAAAAAGATTCATAGTTTCAGCTAGAAAGTTGCTCATCGCAAAAGTATGTTTTGGTGTGGATGTAAATCTATAAGATGCCGTAGAATTTAAAGCTAGATCGGGATCAACTTCAGCATCAATAATTACGTTAGATTGAGGCTCTATAAGTTCATCAAAGTTTAATCTTTTATCAAAATCGTCATCTAAAGCATTGCCCCAAACTACGCTATCAGTAGAATTTTTTGAACTATTGAAAACTGGATAATCGACTGCGATACCAGACTTAATAGAATTGAATAAAATACCAGGAGCGAAAAAAGGTTGTACTACGGTTCTAAAATTGGCGTCATCGCCAGTAAGTGTTGTAGTCGAAGCGATTGATTCAGAAAACAGGGTCCCTAGTTGTAGTGTTCTTTCAGATGGGTAAAATCCATCATAAGGTAAAAACTTTAGTATTGCTTCGCAAGAAAGCTTATGAGTGGTGCCAACAGCCCTTCTTTGTATTTTAGCTGTAGCCATCAAAGCCTCTGGTTGCCCTGAAAAAGATGTCCCAGTTGCACGACCTTCATAGTCTTCTTCAACTAATTTAAAGTAATCATAAAAATCACTAAATGCATAACGATTTAAAAATTCTTCTGTTGTATCAAACGATACACCACCGGTTAGTGATGAAAGCCCAGTCTCTATCTTAAGATTTTTATTGCCATCTTCACTTAAGAAAGCGGTAAAAAAGTCTTTTGGGCTATAATTGTTATAATTTAAATTTACGTTCGCAGCGAGGTAATCATTTATTTTTTCACTAATTCTAAATTCTGGTAGAATCGTACCATCTTTTAGATTTCTAAAGCCTTCCTCGGCATACTCATCATAAGAATCATAAAAAGGCTTATAATTAGCACTAGACTGTGCTTCCCAAAGCGTGTCTCCAACTGCCGCACTAAAAATTGCAGTGTTTGTAGTTGCGTCATTTAAACCCTCAAATTTTAACACAAGTAGTTTTCTATTATCTGAGTCAAGGTCAAAATGTGTATTATATATATCCGTGGAAACCGGCGAGTCTCCCACTCTACCAGATGGACCCGGATTTAAATCAAACTTGTCACCAACTAATAATTTAATTCTTCTATTGTAATTTACGGCAGGTTTAATATTGCTTGCCGTTTGATAATGAAAAAGTGAGTAACAATTTTGTAATTCACCAACACCATCTGATTCTGTTGTAAGTCCATCAAAAACAGCCGGCTGTCCCTCGCCAAAGTCCGAGTGTGCATCTAATTTCCAAATACTAGAGGAAGCAAGCGAAGATGTGACAAAGGACAGAACCTCGATTCTTTCTATCACTTCACCCATGGAATTAGTTAAACTAGTGCCATGCAGCGAGTTATCGGACAAGTCGACAGTCTTCCCTCTGCTTCTATCAAGTCTGTTTTCTCTCCAAAAATTATTTACAAAATTAATTCTTTTTCTCGTACCAGATAAATAAGTATAAAGTCCTTTCGGATAAATTGTTTCGGCGTAAACAACTTCTGTTTGTTGTTTTAAGTCTTTAGAATTTAAATAATTTTTAAACGCCCCATATGAATCATAAGTAAGTTTTTGTATCTTTTGTTTATCACTTCCAACTGGTAGTAAAGAGTCTAAGTGCCTAGCAGAAAACTCATCACTCAAAGTAGATTCGGCGGTGTGGTCAGTAAAGTGAGCCCTTACATTTCCCAAGCTTAATAGAACATTTGTTATTTCCTCTTGCGAATCTTCTTTAAAAGAAAAACGAAGTGGCTTATATTTTGACGTAATAGGAGGCTCTGTAAAGTTTTTAATTCTTACGTCGCTAATAAATTTTAAGGATGTTCCACCTGAAGACCTTTCTCCTTGAGGGTATCCAATTTGATTGTGGTTTTTCTGATACCTTACAATAGGATGATAATCTTTTTTATAAAGCTTCCAGTTTGAGCCTCCAAATAATCCCTGACGGTGTAATAATATTCCATTTAACACGGCAGGGACAGCAATTGCTGGAATGCCGTTTTCGGCATCTGATACTAGGAATGTGTTAATGTAGTTAACCAATGTAGCTCTATCTCCAAAAACAGCAGACCCATCAGAATTTTGTAGATTAAACGCATCTACTCCAACTATTGATTTATCAAAACCAAAATATCTTCTTGAAGTAGATGCTGTTCTACCACCAGTGGAGGATGGCGATCCAAACTCTTCATAGCCTAGTGTATTGGTGTCAGGAGAAATTGGTTCATTAATATTTGAATTTATACCAGCAAAATCGGTTACTATGTAAAAAGATTCTTCAATTCCGTATTGACTACCCCCATCAAAACTAAGTCTAAAGCTTCCAAAATCGCTAGCACTTGCAAAAACTAAATCAGAAGAAGCAAAATCACCTCTGTTTAATCCTTTGCTTTCATAATCAAACAACGCAGATCCACTATAATTTTGCACTAAACTAGCTGTAATCCAGGCATATTGAGCATCTGTTTGTGGAATTGCATGTTGATGGTGCCAATTATTATATTTTACTGTTCTTTCTTCTAAATCATCAAGTCCCGTGTCAGGCACCACCAGTCGAATAGCTTGTCTACCATTTCTATTAACTTTATGAAAAGATCCTGTACCGCTATAGTCATGTAGATTAACAGAAGAAGAGCCACCAGGATAAACAAAACCTGCTCCATCTAATTCTTCATAAGCAGCGATATTAAATTGATCACTATAATATCCAAATTGATTAGTATGGTTTGCATAAAATTCTTGTAAAGGTAGAACTACACTTAAATTTCTATATGGCAAAACATTATAAACACTAAGCTCTGCTGCAGCTGTATCTAAAAAGCCCTCTGACATCGTTGAAGGATCACCGGGGGCAGCAAATCGATTTACTATGATAAATTTGTTTGAACCGGTTAAGTCTCTTCTCGGAATAGCAAAGTCAATAACACCAGAGATAAAAGTAGATTCAGATACGTCTTCGAGAGGTCTACTAAGTCCAAATTCTGCAAATTCTGCCGTTCGCATGCGATTATTAATTGATCGACCATTGGTTAAGACAATTTCATAATCTTCTGAATAGTTTCCTATTTTTGTAACACCAATTGCGTCGGTGCCGTCTGCTGGTTCAGCAGCACCAGTTAATTGTCTAATGTTTTTAATATTTACTGGTCGTTTTGCATACTCCTCGCGAAAGAATACCGACTTTGGATTATGAGGTAAAACATGCGAACCCGCATTAAGTAAGTCTAAAGCCCCAGCAGATTCTTCTATTTTCCACCCTTCTAATCTTTCACCCTCTTCATCAGGTATTTCGTTGTCTATCGTAAAGTTGGTCATTACGTGACGATATGCTCTACCACCTACATATTTTTCTGTAAACGGACCCTGCATTGGAACATCACCAAAAGGACCATAGTTATCGTGATGCAAGTTCGTGATGGCTAAATTTTCTTGAAAGGTAGATATATCTGCATATGCCGGGTTTGAGTTAACCGAAGAACTGTACAAGCTAAATGGAAATATCATTTGACCTTTATAAACCTCATAAGGGTTGTCTGTTCCGTCAACAAATACAGCAGCAGAAAATTTATATTTTCTTTTACCTTTGTTTAATTCTAAGTTGTCATCAATATCCCTAAAAGACTCAAGTTTTGAATCTGGAGGCTCAATCGATATCAACCCTCCTTCGCCTGGTGTAGACTCTGTTGGTCGTTTTCTTAATGAATCAAAAAAGCCAACTTTTTTATTTTCATAAGAATTACCACCACCATGAGCATCTTGCTTATTAATACCTCTAACAGAGTAAACTCTTCCATATCTTCTATTAACAAATACATTTCCATCTGCTTCATAATTTTCAGAAGTTGAGTTATCTCTTAGCAGTGGGGGTTTTGTGTTTGTATTATTATTAATAACATCTAATAGCGTCTGTCTATTTGCATCAACCTCTGTATCACCAGAAGAAATAACTGGATTAGCTCTCTCTGATCTTTGGTTCCAGTAAGCAGCATTTGTTTTTTGTTCATCGCTTATTGGAGCTTGCATGTGCTTATATGAGTTTGGATTAGGCACCGAAGCATCAATATCAGTATATGAGATATTATCGCTAAATCCTGGTGCTGCAGGAGTTACCATCATTGCACTACTATCACTAGCATTAGCTTCTGGTTCAATTGTGACATCTTTTATGTACGGCAATTTATTTCTAAATTTGTTTCTATCGCCTAATGCAAAATTTTCAATTATAGTTGAAATACCATCTTCAAAAGCCAGCATTGAAGCCGGTACTAGTTTTACTAAATAACGAGAAACAGAATAATCAATAAATTTAAAGTATTCTACATACTTATCAAAATCGTAATCATTTCCAACTTTTTCAAAGAAAAGATCTGCAGCTTTTTTAAGATCTTTGTATTCTCCACGGTAAACATTCACTGGAGATCCAATCATGTTATTAAACCAGACAACGGAGCCAAACATATTTAACATCTCTTCTGATATATCTTGAAATAAATTCTTTTCTATTGAAAGATGATACGTTGTAGGTCTAGTATTTCTGTCGAAGTATTCATCATCTTCAGATAATATTCTTGTTAAGTTTGCATCAGTTAATACTTCAGGAACTTGTGGCTGATAAACACTTCTCTCTAAAGACTCTACAACAGATGTGGATGAGTTAATAAAAAAACTACCGCTTGCTGTATGTCTTCTGGAAACTAACCCACTAAACCAACCATAACGATCATCGTCCGCGGATCCTGACGTTTCATCTTCAACGGAAAATTCACCATTAATATCTGACCCAGTTACAGTTGAAAAGTTCCATAATAAAGCCAAAGTTTGAGCCTCTGGGACAAAACGATCATTAATACTATCTTGATATAAGAAAGCGTTTTGTGTTGGCTTTTCTGCTCCAAAATTTCCTAGTTTTAAATTATGATTATCTATAGTGCCGGTTGGTATACTAGAAAACCAAGCCTTACAAGAATTAATTTTTACATCTGACTGATCTAAAACACTACCGGTAAAATTTGTTCTGTGTGCTCCGACGAACACTCGCTTTGGACTAGACAGAATTTTTCTGCCAGCATCATTTGAAATTATGCCACTTACTAAGAACTCATTTGCTTTGTAATCAGCTATATGACTCACGCCATAAAAACGCACTGTATAATCTGAATCTTCAGTGCCACTAACTTGATTAATCGATTCTAATTTAGAGGGCTCTATCGTAACAGAAACAGTCCAAAGCTCATCATCATAAGTATCATTAAAAACAGACGAAGTTAACTCTGGCATAAAGCCGCCTAACGTCCCTGTCAACTTGAAATATGCATTTGATGAAAAAAGATCATCTTTTACAGTAAAAACCTGCAGGTTTGCATAATCATTTGTTGCCCATGTTAAATCATTTTCAGTACCATTAGCCGTGTGCATACCAAAAAGAGAAGAAGAAACATGAAGTGGGTATAAATTTGCAACTTTATTTTCATATCCCTTTATTGTTGTCGAATACTCTCCTTGTGAAACTCGATTTGGTAGAATAATGTTTGATTCTAATGTAAATGATAAACCGGCTCCCTCAAATGTACCGTCTGTTTCACCAGTACCTGATATAAATGAAGTTGAGTTGTCATCAATTTTATATTGATATACCGACGCCTCATCATTTGTTGTACCATCTGTGTTTAATTCGTTGAAATTTATGTAATTTTTTCTTCTAGTTGTTAATTTTAAATTATCTTCTATTTTATAAGTTGATTCATTTGCATATAAATTTATCTTTAAAACATTATCACCAATACCAAAACAACGTAAAAGATTCCTAATAGACTTTTCTGTGCCTTTTGATTTGTATATGTAATTTAAATTGTTGTAAATATTTTGATATATAATGTTTTTAACTTCTTGAAGGCTTTTTTCAAATTTTAATTGTTCATCTCTATCTTCAAAATTTTCTAGCAAGCTTGCATCTACAAATATTTCTGGTATCATAAAGCCTGATGATTCTAATGCTTTTTTATTAAATGGGGGCGGCGTGGTTTTCCCTTGGTAATATTTTGCATGAGATAGTTCTGGTAGTTTTTTCAACAGCACAACAGCCTCATCAAAATAGCTAGCTATTATTTGTAGTAAATTTAATAAATAGTCATCTTGTATTCTGTCTTTACTAGTGCTGTTTGCCTCCAACATCCACGCTGGCATATAAGACTTTAGTGAGTTTACGTTTCCATCATCATATATACTACCAGAACTCACCATTCTGTTCCTATATTCTACAACATCAGGGTGAAAAGAATATATAATCGGATCATTAAACTCAATTAAACTGGCTGATGATTCTAATATCGCAGATCCAGTTTCACGAGAGTAGTTGGCATTATAACCTGTCCAAATACCATTACTAACACGTCCAGAATAATCTAAAACTGTGGAATCAATCGAAGATGTTTGAGTAATACCCTCGTTGAACTTAAAATAGACACCTAAGTCTGTATTAGATAAGTCAGTGTTTGTCCCTCCACCAACTTGATCAAACCAACGAGTTTGAATTTGTTTTGACGTTCTCCAGCGTTTCCAATATCTAAACTCATCAATTGCCCCAGAAAGCGGGGACCACCCTCTATCTCCTTGGTTATCCGAGCCGTCGTGATATGGTGCTGCTTGTGCTCCAAGTGTTGCAACAATTCCACCACTAACATATCCTATAGTAGTTGCAACAGTGGCACTGTCATCGTGCTGTCCATCAACAAACAAATCAAAAACAGTATTGCTACCAGATGTTTTCATTCTAATGGCGTAATGGTGCCAGTTTCCATCTGCGACTGAACTAACCGTTAAAGAATCAGAACCTAAATAAGTTTTAATATTATCGCTACCAGAAGCATAATTAACATATATTGGCTGATTAGAAGTATTTGTCGCGACACCATCTGTTGCTAAAGCGACCACAAGGCGACCAAACTCTGAATCTCCAACTTCAGTACCAGTAACGTGCGTGTCCAAAACAAACTCATAATAATCTTGACTTTCAACAAAAGCATCTTTTTTAAGCCAAAACTCTACTGTGTTTCCTTTTGTTCCATCAATTAGAAGGTTATTTTCTTGATCATTACTTAAATCATAAACGTTTGCATCTTTACGATAAACAACTTCATCTGTTACTTGATTATAGTATAAAGAATTACCTGAGCCAGCGTGGGGACCGCCTTTAACTAAAATATATTCATTAGAAACTGGTGGATAAAAGTCTCCTGAGAAGCCGGATGTTGCCGCTGAAACAAGAAAATTTGCATAACCAGTTGTTCTTGGATACCCATTTTCAAAAATGTGTAGGTCTATAAGAGACGAAGAGAGTTCCCAAAGCACCTTTTCTTTTAACGAGCCATCATAAGGATAAGAATCATGAATTCTTGTTAGTGCATCTTTGTAATATTTTTCTGCTAAACCAAAACGAGCAAAATTAGAGGGATTGTCAAAACCCTCTGTAGCTACAAACCTAGCGTTGCTTTGATTTATTGCCACAGCGTAATCAAAAGATTCAATCTCATCTTTAAAATCATTTTTAGTTAGTGGTTCTGCAGATTTTAAATTTTTTTCTTCTTTAAATAAATCTTTTAACGACATATTATTCTACTCTAAACCTAAATTTTTCTGGTTGTTCAACATAGCTACCGTTGATTAGATAAGCAAAACTTAACTCATATACAGTATCTGTATCAAACAAGTTCATTTCTATATCAAAATAGCTGCCGCTAGCATCGTAAGATAATCGAGTATGATTTAGAGAGCCTGTGCCAAAAGGAATAATTTCTAAATTATCACTTACCCTGCTAAAGCTATAATAAGCATTGTCCACTATGCTTGTTTCTATGTCACTACTTGCTACTGTATAAATAGTTGGAGACCAGTCTTTTTGACGACTATAAAGCCTAAAACGAACTCTTTCATTATTGTCATAAGTCGCTCGTAAATTAGTTACTTTAGAGGCGTATCTTTGATCAAAATTATAATTTTTACTGCTAAAAGTCTGCACATCTATTCCAGATCCAGTATGATACTCTATTCCCCCACTATGCCAAACATCAAATATAGTTGTAATACTTGATGAATTATATGCAAATGAACAAGAATATATACCACTTTCAACAAAAGATCCTGTAATGTTAACGTCGCCGTCAGCCACCACGCCGCCACCCGGAGGAAGTTTTAATTTATCTCCAGTTGGTTCGGTGGTTCCGCTGTAAATACTAACTAATATATCATTTGTACCAACTGCAGGTATGTTTGTGAGTTGTCCTCTGACTACATTGTAGAGATATAAATTCATTAAATTATCTGTTGCAGGAACAAGAGAGGAACTTAGGAAAAACTCTCCTCTATTGTCTTTTTTACTATCGTCATATCTTGCCTCCACAACAGGTCTTTTATGAAAAAATTGCGATCCACGAGCAAAAAACATTTTAGTATAATATGATTGTTCTTCGGTTTCATCTGATCCTGTTAACCGAACTCCAAAACCAAAATTACTTAAACCACCATTATCTGGTCCTTTGATCCAGTCTTCCACAAGATGACTTACATCTATTTCTAAATCTTCGAACCCTGTATCAAACGATTGGGTGAAAGTGTATTCCTCAATATCAACGTAGCTACCGCCTTCAACATTAGAGCCATCAGTGAAGTTGCTGACAGCAAAATCACCCAGGATGGTGCTTGCGTTTGTTTTATTACCTACGGTGCCAGGAGTATTCTGAGTAACGAGGACATTGTTACCTGTTTTTGATGCGGTGAAACCGATATTTGTGCCGGCATTAATCCGTGCGATAATTTGATCTGCAGTAGCTCCTGCATCACCGGTAGCCATGCCATCAATACCAATATCGACAGTAGTGCCAGGAGTATATGCTGCAGTATTTGTTGACACATTTACACCTGTCTCGAACTTGTATGATGTTGAAATACCGGCTGCGTCCGTCAATGTAAATGTTCCTGCAGTTAGCAACCCTTTTACCACGGTTTCAATTGTCGCAGTGGCTCTACCAGAAATATCTGCCCAAGGCGTACCACTAGAGGCGGAAATATAATTTGACGCATCTAAATCTGAATATTCTTCCATATCCAGACCGAGACCTTCATTCCAGGATTGAGATATTGGCTGAACCAATAGGGTATAATTTTTTGGTGTAGTCTGACTATGTTCGGCATTATACATTTTTAAAAAGAAATTAACGCTTCCAGAGGCAGGTATAATGCCAGCAGTTCGATCAGCACTTACAGCTGTAGTGTCAAACTCAATCAATATCCTAGACAACTCAGAAGATGTGGTATTCGCTTGAGCATATATGCTAAAAACCTCTAGAATATCTGATTGACCCATATTACCGCTAACACCACGAGTTTGCAAACTAGATTTAAATGCATTTGTAATTGTGTTATCTTTTGTAGCGTAATACCTTTTAATCCCCATTAGATTACCTCTCCATTAATGTCTAAAGATGGAAATTTAATTTCGAAAACAGCATCTTGCGGAGCAATTAAATATCTTCCGTCACTTGAAATTAAATCATCATAAGTGATATTATAATTAGAATATCCTGCACCTGATCTTTGAGTTACAGTTACAAGTTTTGTATCCACAACTGACGGAACATTATTTAACAATTTATATATGTCTGTTATTTTGAACGGCTCTCCTATATCATAATAATTGTCTGAGAAAAAATCAGTCAACGTATCAACACACTCAGTTATAACATCAAATTTATTAACGTTTGCAAAAGAAACCACGCTAAAATCTATCTGTAGGTTTATTATATTTGCATCTAAGATGTCTATAGTGTCTCCCAACATTTTATATTGATTTATCCAGTTTCTTAAATTCTGTTTTATAATAATATTTGTTTGGGTAAGTTTTTCTCCTGGATCTATAGATATTACATAAAGATTTAAATTTTTTCCGTTAAAACTGGTTTGATCTCTGGTTATCATGGCTTTTTTAATTTGACCAAAATTAGCTGGCATATTGTAACACAGAGATACATAGTCATCTTTTGTAACCGCTCTGTTCTGAGTTGCGTAAGCTCCTTGGGCTCTAAGTTTTAGTTCTTCTGCTGTAATAAAACTATTATCACCAGATATTACCTCTTCATTTGTCAATTGAAGACTCTCTGTGGTTCTCTCAAGATCAACTTGGTCCAAAGAAATGTTTGGTTTAAATGAAAAATTAGCGTCAACAATATTGTTTAAAGAGTCCACCGGTGCATTAACTGATAGTGATGTGTTTCTTCTGTAAACGACTGTCAAAACCGTATTTGACGGAACTATACCAAGTTTTGTGGTTTTTGTTAAAATTGTAGGATCAAATGATTTTTCTGTAATATGTTCATTGCCAAATATGTCTAATGCCATGGTGGTAGGATCCAATACTTTTTCTTCATTATCTTCCGTGCCAAAACCAAATTGCATAGATAAACCAGTCAAAGTGTGTTCAGTAGTAAACCTTCTAGGAACTGATATTGGTTTATAAATATTTTTAGCATATTGTTTTGAATCGCTAGTGTTTAAAACTGGTACATAAATAACATCTTGAGATAAATAATCAACTTCATAATAATTGTTTCCTTGAGAGTCAAAAACAGAAACAATTTCAGTTATATTTTCATCATCAATTTCCAGTTTTAAAAATTTTTCGTACAGATCTATGTCAAAGCTGGTGGTATTAAGTTCACCAGATATAACTGTACCTTTCGCTTTTAAAGCAAATCTTGTCGGGGCGGTGCCATCCGGATTTGTGGAAGCAACTTGAATAACATCATTTGTGTTTTCAAAAACAACATCTTCGACCAAAGTAAATAATTGATTTGACACTGTTGAAAAAGTTGAACCTCTTCTTAATATTGGTGCATAATCATAATCTGGTGAAGTTGTATTTCCGATCGCAGGTATCGTTATAAAAAAACTAGCTTCACCAAAAGAGGACGCATTAGGGCGATATTTATATCCCATTTGCTTTGACATCTTTAAAACATTGCTAAACTCTAAAGCAGTATCTAAATAGGATTCATTTGCCTGATAATCAGTATAAAATGAGATAATATCTCCAACATAAGCAACCATATCTAACATTAATGAACCAAAAGACGCCTCGTTGAAGTCTCTAAATGTTTCTGGATAATATTTTTGAGCATAACTGGTTAGTTCTTTCTTGATTGTTTCAAAGTCTTTTCCAGTATAATTGATTATTGGTTTTACCACTTTCGGCATTTTTTTAATTCCCTTTATAATATCGGTTTAATAATTTCAAACATGTCAAAAAAATTCTGGGAAGGAACAGAATAAAATATTCTCAATCCTATAATTTTTTCACTTTGATCAATGAACTCAATGTTGTCTATTCTCACAAATGGCATATATGTTTCTACTTGCTCTGTTAATCTTATAGTGATATCATTTTGTAATATAGCTGAGTTGTTCTCAAAAAGAAAATTTCTAATCCCTACTCCAAAATCAGACAGCATGATTCTTTCACCAGGACATGTTAAAACAAGATTTTTAAAATTTTGTTTTATATTTTGGGCTAATGTTTTTGTTAAAGAATAAAACCCATCTTCATTATCTTTTTGTAAAGGTATTACTGCTGAAAAACCGTTAGCCATTATGCTCCCTCTTCTTTTTATAATTAGAAAACTTAATAGAATTTAATTTATTTTATTCTTCACTATCATTATTGTTCTGTTGTTCATCACTAGCTGAACCACCTAAAGACTCTCTCCAAGTCTCAGTAAATTCTTGTAAAAAGTTTGTTGATTGTCTTAAAGAATCATCGCATACCTCTTCACCTGGTGGGAATTCTACTCCACGACCATTTTGATTTTTTGAGCTAAAGTCTTCTCCAAGCAGCTTTGCAGCAAATCCAAAGGGTGTAAGTGGACCAGGGGCAAACCAATCTGTCTGCCAAGTAGGATCTACCGTCGTAGCCACTGCTTTCAAAAAAGATTCTCCTATAATTTTAGCTATTTCTTTTATTGTATCTTCAAGGTCTCTTCTTTCATTTTCTTCGTCTTGTGTTATTTCATGATCTCCATTTGCAATCGCGACAGCTTTTGCTAAAGTTTTAAAACAATCTGTCGCCAGCTGGTCATAAATTGTGCTTATTCTAGGATACTCTCTCTCCGTTATTATTCTATGTATTAATGCTATAATTGTTGTTTGTTCTTTTAAGAAAAATAAATTTAATAGTTCATTAAATTGTTCTTTATCGTTTTGTTTTTTTAGCGTTTTTGAAAATAAATCATATATATTTAAAACATTACCAGTTATTGGTTTTTCTATAAATTGTTTTTCTTTATATCCTAGACCACCTTTTACATATGTACCCATTATAGAAATTTCTTGAGGGTCATCATCTTCAACCGGACCAACAATCTCTTTAAAGCTTGCTCCGTAGGGTTCGGCAACCCAATCAATGCCCTTGCCTGTACCATAAATTATGTGACCGTCCCACGGAACCTGACCTATCCTGTCTAATCCCATTGGTGCATGTCCTGTTTCCACTGACTTCATATATAAAAAAGCTTCATCAACATCGGTACCCGGATACTGATCCATCATCTGTTGAGGCAAACCTCCATATCTTGCCTCACCGCCAATTATTCTACTTGAATATATAAACCCCCAATCTACTCTTTTTTTCCAATTTGGTCCGTCCACAGAATCATCAAACTCTCTTATAGCTATAAAAGGTCTATAACCCTCTTTAAAAATTCCTGATTCCTCATCGTAGCTTACCTTATATTGAGACTTCGATATGCCCGATGGATTTGCAAGAATATCTCCTATTTCATTATCAACTAGTTTTATTTTCTCTATAGACGACAACTTCTGCGAGAATTTCCCCACGTTACCGGGCGGTCTAGATAAATATAGCACTCCCTGGTCTTCACCGCGACCGGGCACCCGTTGCTTCTGATTTATGTCAGCTTTTAGTGAAGTGTAATTACCAAAGCTCGTATCCAAGGGATCATCACTTATTACCTCTTCGAAAGGTGAAAGAAAAGATTTTAAAGAAATAGGAGTTAAAGCCTCTCTAATTTCAGAGTATGGTATTGGATCACTAAGCGGTGAGACATATTTATCATCTTCCGCATTATCTAAATAAACAGCTCTTAGTATAGCTGCTAATGTTACTGGTCTACCCTTAATATTCCACCAAAAAGTAGACAACATTTGTTCTTTCGACAATACTTGATCTTTATTTTGAGAGGTTGCAGAAAAAGTTCTTAATTTATAAAAATAACTAACAAAATCATTATGATCTTTTGAAAATAAAAAATTATTTATGTCCGATGCACTAGTGATTTTTTCCGTGACATCGGCTGATGTTGTCTCATCATTAATATTAAAAATATTGTAAAAACCGTCTTCAAAATAACTATCTTTGTCTGGAATCATAAAAAAGGTTAACCAATCTATATCGTTAGGCAATGGTTGTTTTATTTCAAACACTGGAAGTGAGAAGAAGACATTTGCACCCGATGAGTTCAGTGATCCTAGCCTCTGTGGACCTATTTTTTCTTCTAAAAGCGATTTTTGGCGGCGTATATCCGTCGCACGCACCGTATCGTCAAGCAATTTACTTATGAAATTTTTTGTAAACTCCAAATCAGAGTCTTCTATTTTCAAATCAATTCTTAAAACCGTATTGAAGCCAAGCACATCATTTACTTTTTTTGAAAACAACCAGTTAAAGAATTCTTTCGGTGCACCATTTTCTCTTAGCCGTGGATTTTTATCAGCCAATAATTTATCAATAAAAGAAGTTAAAAATGAATTATTGATTTCTTCAGTGGTGCTTGATATATTTTGAAAAACACTGTTATACAAAATTGTAGTATTTGTAATACCCGTTGGTGGGGTCGGTAGTAAATCTATAATGGAATATAAAGTACCTAATCTTGTTTTACCAGTTAGTGAATGGTTAAGTTTTTGCCATAACCCTTTATTATTCATTCTTTGATACCAATTAAAGCCGGATAATGCCTCGACTTGCCCCTCCGGCGATATTTGTGCCTGCCCAAAAAAATCCGGGTCATAGTTATATCTAAATAACCAATAAAACAATCTATAATCCATACCAGCACCGCCACTGAAAGGTTCAGAAGGAAATGCTGCTCTGTAAGCATCACGATTATTTTTTGCCTCGTCTCCGACAATAAAATTAATAGCTTGTGGGATTAGTAAAAAAAGACCTGTCGCAGAAAAAATATTCTTAATTTGTTCATTATTAGAATTAAGTTGATTGTAAATAATTTTACCAAATCGTAATAGCACGTTTGAAATTTCAATTATTTCTCTGTCGCTAAAGACATCGGAATTTCCTTTCAACTCTATATATTTATCAAGTACGAAGCCTCCATTTGTAGGGGTGGTGTTAGTCGACAATATATCAAAAAATGGTATTCTACTATCGATATCAATAAGATAATTCTCTTCTTCAACTTGGAAACCAGACTGTTCTTCCGTTTCGTTTTTACGAGGTAATATTTCTTGACCACCAAAATATGTTCTCATAGTTCCAAAATTAAAATCTTCTGCATCAGAGTCGGCAGTGTAGCGAGGGATTCTATTAACAGTGCCATCAAAATATTTTGATAGTGTACTATTTTCTAGTGCTCTAATTTTTTCATTATAAGTAAATTCTTCTGATAGATCCAATACGTCATCATCAATAGACATACTAACATCATCAATAATTTTTTTTGTTAGTAATTGATATTCAGTTAAGCCAATAATTGAATCACTGCTTCCAAAAGCATTAGTGTATGCTTTTTTAAATTGATTTTTTATAAATTGAATTTGTGCATTTATTGCAAAATCAAAAGCTTGTTTTTCCGTTAAATTATCATTTTTAAAAATAATTTTTGACATGTCAACTACAAATTGTTTAAATATATTATTGTAAAATGTATCGTAGTAATATATTGAATCTTTTCCTATCGACTTAGCACTCACTGGTGAGAAATTTTTTATTGTATTAAATATATTTGCTTTGATTAGTTCTTCAAACACAGAAAAGTTATCTGGTGTTATCTCATCAAACAATAAATCTTGTGGAAACATACCCATCACAAAAAACGACTTCATCATATCTTTCATTGTCATCGCTCTGACAAAACAATCAAATAATATTTTTATATAACCCATGTTAAATGGAGTTTTTGTGGCAGAGTTATTTCTACATGCTAAAATATTTGCAATTGATTCAGTTTGTCTATGTAAAACTTCTTTATTTGCAAATCCAAGAAAACAAGCATCAACTGGAGGAGTGCCGTCCCCAAGATTTATTTTTGCTGGGGTTATGTGTTTATTTAGATCTAAAGACTTAAAATTTGAAACTTTAAATAAACCACTTTTTATTGAATAATCAACCAAATCTTTAAATATTTGATTCATCATTAATAAGTATTGTTCTTCACCATTGTCAATCAGAAGATCAGATAGACTATTTTTTATAGTTTGACTATAATCTGGATGATATATTATGCCATTGCCCTGAATGTTAGAATTGTTTTTATTTCCAAACAATCTTTTGTATGGTTCAATTATCGCCCCATCGCTACCAGTTGGTAAATAATTATATTTGTCATATTCAACCACAGCGTAAGAATTTTCAATACCTGTTGTAGTTCCATCAGATTGATCTGGATTTTCGTCATTTTGTACTATTCCATACTCTAGAAGGAGTCTATTTTGATCAAAATTAAAATCAAAACGTAGCTGTTTCGTATCGATATTAAATTCTGCCGGATTGGTTTTTTCGCTTAAAAACATGTTATATTGGTAAGGTCCAAATTCTAAAGCAATTGTTCTTTCTCCGTCACTTGTTGAGACGTACTTAAATTCAGTAGCGTTGGGTTGCCCGAGTCCTGTAATGTTATTTATACTTGCTAACGTGCCACGAAGTGGTGTTGCGACAAACTCCGGTGCTAGGTGGAAATCAACAAAATCATTTATACTGTTTTTGTTTTCTTGTGTAAAATCAAAAAATGATTTTGCATTATTGGAATTTTCTACATTGGGTAAATTTTTTGTGAATTCCGAAAACGATAGATACCTATCAATAAATAAATCTTTGCTGAATAGTACAGTTTGATTAAATCTGTTTTCAATATTTCCATATATTGCTTCAGATGCCTGTCTAGCTGTAAATTTTTGAGAGTCGGTAAGTGTGCTAATTCCAACTTCACACGGTTCTGGGACCTTATTCTCACCCATCATATCGTCAAGAGCATTAAACATCTCGGGTAAATTTACCGTAGGATAATTATTAGCTAGTGCTTGTCTAAGGTCTTCATTATCTAAATCACCAAACAAACTATAATCATTACCCAAACATATTTCTAATATTTTTCGCTTTCCTAAACGATACTCTCTTTTTGCACGGGCTATTTTTGCTGGCTCTATATCGCGTGATAAAATATTAAAAAATTCTATTATTCCCGATTCATTAACGTAATATTTGTAAAATGCAGAATTTATCTTTATTACATCAGGAACCAAATCGTTCATTATCGAAATTGATTTCATATAAAGATTATCACTAGCACTTCCATCTAATAACGCAGCTATTTCATTTATTGTTAAACCTGCAGACAAAGCCTTAAGTATACTATTGAGTTGTCTTTCAGTTAGTTCAGAATCTATAGATGAAAGGCTTTTGAACGTATCGCTGTTATCTAAATTTCCTATGGTTAGACCATTTGCACCTTTTTCACTAGTGCTCATAAAATCAGATAAATCAATCGCACCTAACGGGCTAAACGGAGCATTAACAATTTCCTCATCAGAACATGCTTTTTTAAGTTCACCTAGCACCCACATAATGCCATTAATAATCAGATCTCTAGCGAAATTAAGACCAATTTGTTTTAATGAGTCAACAAATTCTTCTAAGATGTCAAGTATTGGATAATCTGCCCTTGAAAATATTTCTATTTTTCTTTCAATCGCCTTCGTAATAGCTAAACTTTCATTTTTAAGAAACTCTGATGTTTCATCTATGTTTTTAAACAAAAGATACAAACCATATGCTGCGGCAGGCACCGCTGATATTATTGATAAACAAAGAACTCTTCTTTTAGATGGATCTCCAATTATCCCCTCTATAGTTTTATCTACCACACCAACTCCAATATTTTCTAAATCACTTAAAATATTAAATGGAGAATCTTCTGAGCGTTCTAATTGTTGTATTCGATCTATAATTGATTTAAAACCATTTTGTAGTTGAAAATCATACTCAGTTTTTGTTGGAAAAACTTTGTTTTGTGTATTTGGATTTGGAGAAAAAGTAAAAATAGGATTGTTGTTATTAATGGTTGGAAAAGTAATATTATTTAATTCTTTAATACTTTTTAGATATTGAATTTCATTAATATTTTCCAATGATATGTTTTTTTGTGCAAGATAAGGCACACCGGATAATGTTAATCCTATTTTTTTAGTCTTATCTTTGATATATGGATCTAAAATAATTAAATTTGGTATTATATCTCTTAGCACCGATTGGTATAAAGTTTGTAGCTCTTGTCCTAGAAAAATTCCATTATTTGCTGCATCAAGCTTTTGTTTTAATTTTACCCTTTCAGTTGCGTAATATGATTCTAAACTCTTTAAATTTTCGGGCTCGTTAACACCGTTAAAAATTGCCAATTGTTTACTTATTTTTTCTGACTCTTTTATTATGTCATCGAGTCTTTCTTTAAGTCTTTGTTGTCTTTGACTTAAACCAGAATACACAAAGGTCCTCTCTATAGAATTATTTTCATTCCAGTCGCTTGGTCCTAAAAGCGGGAGATTTGTCTCATCATCAGTCATAGCTCTTTGTAATAAAAAATAATTTGCATTAACCATGTCAATGTAAGTTTGTAAATTTATAGCATTCTTATCTCTCCAAGAGTGAATTGTACTAGCGTCTTGCATTGCTTGCGGTAAGTTTTGGACGTAACCTTCAACCTCATTTTCTATTTGCCCTAAAATTCCTTGTTTTCCTAAAACTTTATTAAAATAAATTTCTTTTAATTCTTTTGCGAGGTTTTTCGCGATGCCATCATCCATTTTGTCTAATTCTTGGATGATTGACTCTTTATGCTTATCAAATTCTTCTAAAATAGGCTCACAAACGTAATCTAATGCCTCGTCTAGTGGTATAATCTTAAGTAAACATGTAACAGCAATTGAAATTAACTCTTCCATATCAATATATTTTAAAAGTTGTTTTCTAAAGTCTCTTACATTATCTATGCTTTCAAATTTACCAGTAAGCCATGATTCTCCTAACAAGTCACCAATTTTTTCATATCCCTGAGACATTTCTTTTTGTAAGTTCCCTCTAACACCATCAGGAATTTGTGTGGGGTCCATAAAACTTTGTTTATAAACTTTATCATCTAAAAGACGAACATCACCAATTATAAACTTTTCTATAATACCTCTAGTGATCGGACTATAAACAAGACTAGTTTTTGGATAGATATATGAATCAATAAAGTATCTAATTGATTCCTCTGTATAAAAAACAGAATTCTGCACTTCGTAAGAAAATGCATTTTGTCTTACTTTTCTACCGAATCGATTATACATCACCACTAGATTGTAGATTATTGAATTTAAAGTTTGGTTATTAAAAAAACTTGTAGGTGTTAATTGGGCTGCAGCCTCTTTTGCTGGTCCACCGCCAGTATTGTCTTTCGTAGACGGTATTAAATACAATGCTTTTATTCCATAAAGCGAAGTAAATTTAAATTTTATATAATCTTCAGACGAATATTTAGCGTTACCACTTTCACTTAAAATAGATGTTATTTCAGTATACAATCTCTGTATTTTAACAGCTTGAAGTCCTAAATTAATTGGATTATCTAAAACAACATTATTTTCTTTTATTTTATTTGCTAAATCTTTTAAAATTGCATTTGCAACCGATGTATATAGTGGTATATCACCTATTCTAATTAAAGCATTTCTATCTCCTGCATTATCGGGGAAAGAAAAATTAAATTTTGCCGGCATACCTTTTTCAATCGAAGCAGATAACCATGACCACTCGTCAGCCTTAGTAGATGTTTTTTTATTTTTTTTACTGCTAGGTGATACTGTAACACTTTGAGGAAACACAAGTCTAAAAACAACAATGGGTATAATAACATAATATATTCTTTTGTCTTTTTCATTTGAAAAACCCAAAGGCTTTTTTGCAAAGTGGATTATTTGATTATTAAATATTTCTGTGCCGCCTCCTGTCTCAGAATTATTAAACTCAATAATTTGTTCTATTTTGTCTTTATCTAATTTCATTGTCTCAGACATATTTTTTATAACTAAATCATTTTTATCTCCCAATGAATCTGCAGATTTATATTCGTTTTCTTTTAATTCTCCAACGTACATAATAAATTCTTCTTGTGAAGAAGCACCTGCCGCGGCTTGTGGTTTAATAAATTTTTTTGTGTGTTTTAAATAGTTTTTTTGAATCGGTTGACTATTTGGTGCTGAAGTCGAGCGAACTTTAGCTATAAGTGTGTTTATAATATTTTGGTTAACAGGTGTTATTTGAGGTGATTTAGATTTTTTAGTCATAATATTTCCAATTAATTAGTTCTGTTTCTATCACTTAAAATTTGATATGAGCCAATTTCATTCATAGCATTTGTATCATTACCAATTTGATTCATAATCATGTTTACTGTATTTGCTTGCTGTCTTACTGTTTCCAAAAGAGATACCACACCGGCACTTTGAAGCTCAAAAGATGGTGGACACTTGCCGCCGCCTGATGTGGCACCAAAAACACTGGATATGTCTACTCCAAGTGGATTTTGAGATCCCGCAGCACCTAAAAATAATAAAAATGCATCAAGATGAGTGTGATTGGAAACAGATTTATTAAACTTTGATTGAGAGTTTATAAAATCATACATTATAGATCTCAATTCATTAATACTTTTAGAAAGAAAAGTTAGATATTTAACTAAATTGTCTCCTTTAACTAAAGGTTGTAAATCAGAATCATCATTTCCAGCAATTAAATCAATACCATATTTTGCATTTTGTTTGCCACCCTTGGAATTTTTAACATCTGTACCAGTTACTAATCTAATTCCAGATGTTCTAGACATAATAACTACATCATCAGCTTTTATTGCTGCTAATGATATACCCTTTCTAGTTTCTCTCTCTCCATCTGGTAAAAGCGGACCTATGACCTGAGAATAGGTACCTCTTGCGAGTTTATATTTATACAAACTATCAACATCTGATTTTTGCGAAAGATAAACATACGCAGAATCTGAAATTAAATTATTCGGTTGTTCTTTTGTTTGTAATTCTGGGTTTGTATATTCTTCATAGTCCTCTTTTGAACCTGCGGATCGCCCCGCGTAAATATATATCGCTCCAGATTTTGTGTGACCTCTAAGTCTATATAGCTCATCTCTACCACAAATTATTCCCGAATTATTTTCACTTTTTAAATATGCGTCTCCGGGGTAATATATTGGATCCTCTACTGGTTCTATTAATCTAGCTCCTGCGACACCTTTAAATTTACTTGTTGCACTATTTGGTAAATTAGCAAAAATTTTTGTCTTTTCAGGCGATAGCCCGATTAAATCTACAACAGGTCTTTGACCACCTTCACTTGGTTTATCTCCAAAAAGCTTTTTTTGTTCCCTTAATAATGATTGTTCTGGTGTTAGGTCTTCAAAAGGTTCATTTCGATTTTCTGATTCTCCAATGCAGCCTTCGCCGCCATACAAAGATACGTCTTCTGTTGGTTCACCAATCCCAGGAACTAAATTGTCATTAGATACGTTAGCATTAAACACTTCTAGGTTTTCTTGTTCTTTTTCTTTTACTTTTTTATTTTCTTGTTTAATCGAGGAAAAAACATTTTTTGAAGAAGTACCCTGTTCATAAATGAAATCTTTAACTTGATTTGTTGCAGTCTCAGATTTTAGTAAACTATCGTAGTAATCATTTAGTGAATCATAATTAATTGTTTTTAATGAAACATTGATTGTATAGTCAATGACTTTTTTTCTAAAGTCTAGTTTTGTGATATTAGATGGTGGATTGTCACCACCAAATAAATCATTCATAAATCTTTCTATTCTACTTTGTTCATCTGGTAAGGTAAATGTTTTATACTCTTCAGCCACAGAAAACCCATCTGTTTCATATGTTAGAGTGATCAGAGTCAAATTTGTTTTTTTTGAATCATAATCAGGATCAATTTGTTCTGCCAGGGCATGTATATGTTTAAATTTTTTTGTCAATTAACATTTCCTTTTTACTAATTTTAATACAATCACTTTTCTAAGGTCGTACAACTGTTATTTCGTTTCCATTAATAGATGTTGGTTCATTTGGACCCTTATCTTGTTTACCCCATGGGCTTCTGGCGTCATTAAAGCCGAGACCTTTAACTCTAATGTGAAAGTGGTTTTTGTGACCACTTACATGAGAAATCCAACCTCCAGTTTCTGTCTTTTCCCCTGAAATGGGATCCACGGTTATTACTTTTTTACCTAATCCATCTTTTACTTTTTTATAAACTTTTTCAAAATTACTAACATCTACTTTACCATCCACCAATAGCTTTTTTACAAGGGTTTTCATACTGTCGGTATCAGCTTTATCTTTTGCTATTTTTATAAATTTTCGATCATAAAAAACAGATCTAACGTCTAGCAACGCACAAATGTAAAATATACAGAGAACCTGAGCAGTGTCGGGTGTAGCGTTAACCATTTTTTTTGTTTTTGGAAGGTAGTATTTAGCATCAGCATCTTTAAATCTCCACAACCATTTTTTTTCGTTTTTGGGATCGCTTTTGTCAAAATCATATACATCAATAGATTGCATTATCTCCAACTCCGGGATAGCGGGTTTTCCTTTTTTAGCTGCTTTTTCCTTTTGATATACAATTTCTCTTTCTATCACACCACTGACCAGTATTTCGGCTAAAATTGGTATACTTATATCGACGTCAACGCCGCTTTGATGGCTACGGTGGACCGGCTTATATTCGGTATCGTTAAGCTTCTTAACTATTGTCTCTCCGTAATTTCTAGATATATCTTCAACAAATACGGTACCATAGTATGATACGCGCCCCTTATTGAGTTCGCGAGCGAAGTTAGTTAACTGTCTTAATAATTTTTCCATTTCTGGGGTGCCATATGAATGCATTGGAATTTTAAAATTAATTTCTTTATCACCTTTAAACTTTTCTGACAATTTGGTTAAATCTATGCCGGTATATCTTTGTGTTGATGCACCTCTTCTGGTGAATGGACCATCTTCATCATCACCAGAATTTCTACTCCTTGCATTTGAATCAATTATGTTTCCTATCTCTAATATTCTTGGCTGACCAAAATTACTCATGTTGCCAAAAGTTACTAATAAAATAGTGCCTGGGGGTATATCCTCCTCACTATCTCCAATGTTGTTTTTAAAACTATTTTTTAACCCAATAAAAGTTGGATATAATGACATAGTATCAAAATCACTTTCACTTTTTGGTTTAGGTATTAAACTATGCAGCTCAGGTATTCTAGCTTTAACCCTTACAATACCTTTGTTTTCATTTTTTAAATTTTTTAATTTTCTTAAACAAACTGCATTAAATTTAACTTGTTTTGAAAGTTTGTCTTTTGTATATGCCTTTTCTAAAGCATTTCTTAATTGATCGGTCGCACTTTGCGTTTCTGACAATCCGTAATTTTCTGGATCTGTATCCTGCTCTAAAAAACTAGTATTTGCAGGGCAGTTGTCCCAATCAATAGTCATAACTTTTTATTTTTCCCCTTGGATTACATCAAAAAGAGACTTTTTATCATCTTCTGTTAGTTGTACACTAGTATCGGCTTTCTTTGCCATAATGGACGTAAGTTTTACCAATTGTTCATTAGACCGTTGTAAGGTTTCAACATACTTTGCTGCGATTAGACCCAAATCTTTGTGAGTGTCCTGCCCATTGGTGATTTCTGCAAAAACTTGTGTGAGTAGTGTGGAAGTGATATCACGATCATCACGGATATTATCTATTGCTTCTTGAATATAATTTTCTAAATCTTTTATTGATCGTCCCATTCTTTTTTAAACTCCGCGTATCTTTTACGCACTTTGTTTAAAGAGCTTACAACTTGCTTTGTATTTAACCCAGTTATTTCTCTAATATACAAGTAAATAGCTTTTTTGTTAAAAATTTCTATATTGTTAGCATCGTTAAAAAGAATTTCAATAGCTTGAATTGTTTTAACTTCATTCTCACGGAGGGGCATTTTTTTCCAAGATTGTATTTCTTTATTTAAATGCGAAAAAAATTCATATTTGTTACGATCTTCTAGATATGTATTGTGCACAACTAATTGCTGAATGGAAGTGGTATTTGATTTATCTGAATGTGTTAAAAAGTATTCTTCTAGGTGGGTTTCTCTTTTTGCTTTTTTGGATGTCTTTTTTACTTCTGCTATAAACCAGTTTTTAGAAACAACGCTGAAGTAGGTAAATGCTTTAGAACCTTTTTCTGGATCAAAGTTGTTAAGGACTGTAATAAGCCAGTTTTTACAATCATCTTTAAGAGAATCAATATTGGGAAGAGAAGTAAATTTGTAAGTATAAACAATTTTATCCACCATTTCATCAAAAACCGGTCCAATGAAATCTTTGTAAAGTTCATTGCGGCGTTTAGAATCTTGTGTTTGGCAGTATTCTACAATCGCATCTTGATGTTCTCTTCTGAAATAGTGGTTTTTAGTTCTCTTCCTCGGCATATTCTTCTTCCTCTTGTCTTAAAACACGTTGAAAGTTTTGACACTCCCCAACTAATGCTTTTGAGTGGCGAAGTAAATTAGCAAGAGTCTCATCACCATAAAATCGCTCAAGATTATTAACGATATCAATATGATTTTTATATTCTTCTAGCGTTTCACTAAAAACATCCAACTCCTCTTGAAAAGTTAAAAATCTTTTTAAAAGTTGAATAATATACCAGATAAAAACAATATTAAGAACAACTGAGATGGCTAAGAAAAGGTGTGTCATCTGCTATTATCTAGTTCCTTCTTCTGGTTTTTAAGATCCTCTTTTGAGTTTTCAATAAACTCTTTAGTTAAATCACCGGTTTTTTTCTTTTTTTGCTGTTTATTTCCATTATAAGAAAAGCTGCTGGGTTTACGCCCTACGTTTTTAGATCCGCACCATGGACAATCTTCAATTGACTCAGACATTAAATGGTTTTCTTTCCATTCGCCTAAACAGTCTCCACATTGATAAACATAAATTGGCAACTAATTTCTCCTTACTCCGGTTGATCAGAAATTACATCCCAATCTCGTGTAGTTTCCTCATTTACCCTAACTATTGGCGGATTTAAAACAACGAGTCCTTCAGGCGAACTTGTCATTTTGAAACCCTCTAAAACTGGGACAATATCAGATTGTTCCATCAAAGACTTTTGTAATGCCATCATCAAAGCACCGATAGCTTGTTTTGATAAATTTGTGTGTTGTACTTCAGTCATATTTTAACCTCTCATTTGTTTTATTTGGTATTCTAAATTTGGAATATTAAGTTTTTCATTTAATTTTTTTACAGTTCTCAATCTTCTATCACATGAAATGTTAGTTTTCATAGGACTAATTTTTATATTTAAATTATAAACATCATTAATAATCGATACAAGCTCCATTTTTGTTACATCGTCTGAATGGACATGAAATAGCCCAGACTCGTATAGATCATTTTTTATAATTGTTTTACAAATTATTCCATATTGTTTTGTAGTGACTCCATTCCATAAATGATTTGTAAAACCATTTATTTCTTTACCCTTCATTGATTTAACCCACTCAACTAAACTAGCGTTACTGTGGATTTCTTCCCCAATTATACTAGTGCGGATTGTCATCGAAGAATCAACTTCGCCTAGTGATTTTGATTTCCCATAAGCGTCTAAACAGTCGTGAAAATTTTCTTCTGTGTACTTGCCATCTTTTCCAGAAAACACACAATCAGTTGTAATGTGCAGCATCTTGATGTTGTTATCTTTACAATACTTTGAAAGAGCATGAGGAAAAATAGAATTAACATAGATGTTTTTTTCTAAATCTTTTTTCATATATGGTTTTATAATACCAATACAATTTATAAGATAATCGCATCGTGGTATTTTATCAAATGATGTTTCGCCTGCATTGAAATAAAAAGACTTCTCATCCCACTTAAGATTTTCTTTTCTATAAGATGTAAATGCTTCATAAGAATCATCACTTAAAAATTCTTTTGTAACTGCGTTGCCAAGCATTCCTGTACTTCCTAAAATAACAACTTTTACCATTTTATCCTTCCAATTAGTATATCTTTTAACATAACCCAATCACACGCTTTTGCCCACAGTGGATTTTTAAAAGCCGCCGGTTTGTTTTTTTCAAAAAAGTAGTGTCCTGACCACGCAAATGGATACACGATAAAGGGAGTGAGCGGGAGTGCTAACCAAAAACTATTTTTAATACAAGCTATAACAAAAATAATAGTTGCTACTTGCCCTAAAACGTGTAACCTTCGGGTCCATTTATTTTGATGTAAAGTAAGATAATAATTATAATATTCTTTAAACGTCATTACCGATAATCCTCTTCCCATATGTTCCATTTATCATAAGCAAATCTAATGTCGTCACCTTTACTCTCTTCTAAAGTAGAAGTTGAGAAAAATAAGATAATAGTGTCTTTTTCAAGATTCATAAATCCGTTAGCATAGTTTGGAGGAATCCACAAAACTTGAGGCTTTTCCGATGTCATGATAAACTTTTTTGGCTCTGCATTATTATCATCTAAAGGTACAGCACCAACTAAAGCTGTGCCGCTAGCAACATAAACGTATTTGCCCTCATGAACATGTCCGTGCCACGCACGAATAAATCCCTGTCTATGGTTTTCAACTTGATAAAATCTCTTGACTTTTGAAAAGTCAAAATCATTTACAAACCGCAGCTTTCCACGATCATCGGCAAATACGCCGCCATTCATAATTTTCATTAAGTTTCCTCTAACCAACTCATATACTTAGCATTAGAATACACTATATCGTTAATATTTTTAAGTCTTTTAGTATCAATAATTTGATATATCTGGCTGATGCCGCATTCAAGAGAATATTTTGATTCCCAACCTGTGTTCAAGATGCGAGAATTATTCACTTTATAGTTTCTCAAATCTTCAAACTTCATATCCACATATTGAATGTTGGTGTTGGGAACGATCTTTGCAATCTCGTGAGCCAAGTCTTTAATTTGGTAATTTTCTCGGGATAAGTTGTAAAGCCCGGACAAGTTTTTTTCAATACTAAAAACAAAAGCCTCTGCAGCGTCACGGACATGTAATAGTGGTCGCCACTGCTCACCACCAAAGACTGTGAGAGGTTCGCCCCTAGCTGCTCTCATGGACAAGATATTGACCACCAGATCCAGTCGAATTCGCGAATGCAGGTCGCCAAGCCCATAGAGTGTTCCAAGACGGAATACCATAGGGTCTTTGGCGTTATTTAAAATATATTGTTCAGCTTCCAATTTTGTTGCCGCGTATAAAGACAGTGGGTTCGGCTCTGCATCTTCTGTAATTAAATCATTATTAATTCCATATACTGAGCACGTTGATGGAAAAACAATTTTACCATTAAAATTATCGACCAGCCACTTTGGGCAATCGACATTTAATTCTCTAGTGAGCGGTGCATTCACTGCACAAGCACCGTCGCCCACGAGTCCAGCGAGCCATATCACAACATCTTGATTCTTAAGCAAGGTTGAAAGCTTTCGTTTGTCGCGAATATCACCATAAACGAAATCAACCTCCTTCATATATCGATTTTCGAAAAGAAGATTATCATATATTGTAACGCTGAATCCGGCGTGGTGAAGGCAATCCGTCATATGACCACCGATATATCCTGCACCACCTACAATTAAAACTCGCTCTCTTGTCATTTTTTAATACCTCCTTTTTACAAAATCTGTATCTGAACCACCTACTCGACCAATCCACGTTGGCTTGGGAGATAACATCTCTTTATTGATCGCGTCAATAGTTTCCTGTTCATCCCATTTGTATATATGTCTATTCATTTTAAACATTGCCATATTTTGTAGCTTCCTTGATAAGAGGGATTGACAATTTCAATTCTTCCACACCCTCTTCTAAAGTGTTCGTAACTTCGTATCCAAGCGAATTAATTTTTTTATAACAGACTTGATAGTTTCTCTTGTCCACATCCTCTTTAATATCTGCATAGTGAAAGTAGGCATCGGACACCTTCTCTTTGATTATCTCGCAGACACGCTTCTTGGTGTAATTCATTGTGTTGGAGCCAACATTATAAACGTTCGACGCCATTTTTTCTTGATTGTCTATCGCAAAAATAAAAGATCTTGCGATATCTCTGACATGAATAAAAGTCCTCAAGAAATGAGATTCGTAGATAACTGCATAACCTTCCGTCATTGCTTTGTGTGTTAAATCGTTTACAAGTAAATCTAAACGCATTCGAGGGGAGGAGCCGAAGGCGGTCGCGAATCTAAAAGCAGTAGAATTAACTCGGCTCATCACCGCCCTCTCCGCTTCTGTCTTTGTTCTCCCGTAGATTGACAGAGGATTAAGCGGCGTTTCTTCGGTGCAAAGACCGACAACCTCTCCATAGTTTGATCCTGTTGAACCAAACAATAAATATTGTTCATCTGACAAACAGTCTACAAGCCCCTGTGTCGCTTTTGTGTTGACATCGTGCGATTCCTTTTCGCCTTTTAGTCGGCACAACGGAAAACCAACGTAAGCTGCAAGGTGAATAATTATATCTTTGTCTTTTGTGACTTCCTCTAAAAGATTCGCATCTCTGATGTCTCCCTTAATAAAAGTAAAATTCTCTTTTACAATAAATGGTAACAATTTATCCCCATTATCAAACATAAGATTATCCAAGACTGTGATCTCACAATCTCTCTCTAATAACATAGGAATCAAGGTTGTCCCAATATAACCGGCACCTCCGGTGATCAATATACGTTTCATTTTTCTTCCTTTTCAAAAATATCTTCATAATATTTTATAGTGTTTTTGACGCCCTCTTCGTGATCACAAAATTCAAAATTGGGAAACATTTCTTTAAACTTGTTTTTCCCTAAGATTTTTACCGGATCTCCATCTGCGTATTGAGTATCAAAAACGATGGTACCCTCAAAGCCACACGCTTTCTTAATTATCGCGGCTGATTCTGCAATTGAATAACCCTTTTCTTGGGCAATATTCAGGGGATACGCCATATGATCAATATCCATGGCTAATACCATAGCTTCAATAAAATCATCAACATAAGCCCATTCACGAATGGGCGACCCAGTACCCCAAACGACAAATTCTTTATCACCAACTTTCTTAGCCTTAAGCATTCGAATTGCCATCCCATTTAAAGCATGTGTTTTATTGGGATCACAAGAGTCGCCGGGTCCGTAAGTATTTGGAAGTAAAAGGTTAACTGTTTTTATTCCATATTGTTCGTGATAACATTTTGAAATATAATAAATAGCCCTTTTTGAATTACCAAAAGAAAAAATAGAATTGTGCACATCACCATTAAGCCAGTTTTCTTCGTTTTGTACCGAACTATCGCCGGGATAAGAGCAATTTGAAAAAGGCTGAATTACTTTACATTCTGGTGCCCAACAACTGATCGCCTGATAAAGATTCAATGCCATTCGTATATTGTCTGAGAGTACGCTAGCGGCAAACTTTTTCACATAATGAATCCCGCCGCCGTGCGATGCCACATTAAACACTACATCTGGCTTAGTCTCTTTAATACAATTTGCTATCTGGTCGAAATCTAATATATCGACACCTGTTGATTTCGATACTGCCACTACATCATATTGGGCGTCTTTTCTAAGTCGGTTAAAAAGATTTTTTCCAATAAAACCTGTTCCCCCTAAAATCAATACTCTTTTCATTATTCTATTTTTCCCTTTACATATTTAAATTCATGACCATGCAACATTAATTTAGGTCCAAACTTTCCGATGGATGTTGCTCGTATTATTTTTTCTAATTCTTCTTTCTTCACGGCGGTATCAACCAATTGAAGTTTATCGATCTCTTTTATTTTACCAGTTTTTGAACCCCATTTTATATTTTTATTTGCGGTGGTGGTTGCTGCAATATCTAAAACTACGGGGTCGTTTTGACTTATAGTCGTTACAATATCGTAAAAAGCCTCTAGCTGCTTCGTATGTACTCTGGGTATTAATGTCTCTATATTGTCGTTTTCAAAAATAGGCACATCATATGTTTTTATTATTTGTCCATTATCTATTTTCTCATTTAAACGATGAACAGTGATACCTGTCTTATCTTCGTTATTGTATAATGCCCAATTTAAACAGCCAGAACCGGGATAATTTGGCGAAGAGGGGTGAAAGTTTAATGCCGCAATTTTTACGCCATCCAAAAGCGATTTAGGAAGGATATAGTATGATTTCATATGAAAAAGATAATCACCCGACCAATTCTTTAGTTCTTTCGGTAGCTTGTCTCTTCTTTTCTTTGATGCCCACAAACACGTAACATCAAAGCCGCACACAATCAAAAATTCATAAGCTAACTTGCAATAATTACAGTCTTCGAAGCCTATGAATAAAGTCTTTTTACTATCTTTGCTCATTTTTAAGATCGCTCGGCTTTATACTCACCAGATTTAAAAAGTTTTTTTGTAGTTAAATCATGATAATCTAAATGAGTACATACATCTGGATTTACATCTGGAAGCTGATCAAAAAGTAATATACCACGAGCAGCGTCTTCCGGGGTCATATACATATTCCAGCCTATAAGTTCAAATTCATCTTTATCATATGGATCTTCAAGGTGGCGACCCTCAAAAGATGCAACTCTTAGCCAGCGGTTGGCTTCAGGATCATCTGTCAAAATCATGCCGCCCTTGCCGATTGGCAAGCGTTTTTTAATCTGAAATGATAGACACTGAAGAGAGCCTTTTTCATACATATCTTTGGTGAACCTTACGGCACTATCAATGACGGGGTACGGCTCTAAATAATACAAGCCGCTCCATTCATAGTCTTTAAATTTGATGTCACATCCGGCGTTGACGGCGGACATCGGTGCCGAAACATATGTTCGGGACGGAAAAGTGATTTGCTCTGTTGCCTTTAAGTATTTTAAAGAGAGAAAAATTGCCTCTGTACAACTAGACACGGCGACTGCGAAATTACTACCAGCATATGCTGCAATCTTATTTTCAAACAAAGTAACGGCATCGCGTGGGTCATTAATCTCATATCCCGCTTCTTTCAACAGGTCAATTTCCGGACGTCTAAAATTTTCTGGTAGGCTTCCTAGCGGCCATGGATTATATTTGCTCATTTTGTCTCTCGCTTGATTGCGGGTTCAAAGTTGTTTGGAAAGCCAGCAGCCTTTCTTCTTTCAAAAATCTGTTTATCAATTCTCCCAAAATCTTGTGCATCTCTTTCTTCATCATGCATATCACGAGGTCTTTTTCCTCGACACGGGTGAAAGTGTTCAACTATTGATTCTGGACACCACACATATCGTCCCGCCAATTTCGCACGTTCGTTTAACTCGTTATCGATATAAAAATAATTATATTCAGGGTAAGCCCATGTCCCTCCCAGATGATCAATACAAAATTCTCTATCAACAAGCATGGTTGTTCCTAAGACATTCCCATCCCAAAACAAATCATTTACAGCGACCATCCCATATCCATCTAAATGTTTTTCGTGGCACTCTAGTGCTAGATCTAGCCAGTTCGGATGAAAAAGTTGGTCGTCGCCCGATGGAAAAAGAATATCCCCCGTTGTTAACGACAATCCATGGTTCCACGACCACAAGGCTCCTCGTCTTTGGGGGGAGTAGTCTATAATACAACTCCATGTGTCGCTCAGTTTGTCTTCTAAAAATTTGTTTACATCATGAACTGTTTTATCATCGCCGTCAACAACCATAACAAGTTCAACATTTAAATGTTTGGTTGTCTCGTAAAGGGTTGTAACCGCTTGCATCGCCAAGTGAGGTCTGTCGCATGTGATTAGATTCACGCTTGTTTTTTTATTACTCACAGTTCTTTCTCCAAAATGCTTACAATTCTCTTGCTCGTATCTCCGGGTCCAAGCCACTCAGTCGATGATAAATTTGATATATCAGATAGCCAAATGTGCGATTCATACCAAGATTGTTTATTATCCAATACTAACATGAAACTACAATTATTTTCAATAGATTCTGGTCTTTCTGTAAAGTCTCTAGGTACTATTACTGGTATATTTAACAACGCTGGCTCTTCTTGAGCAGTGCCACTGTCACTTATAATAAACTTACTATCTTGTTGAAATTTTACAAAATCTTTGTATCCCATTAAAGGAACTGTTTCGATGTTTTCAAGAAATAAATTATAATCCTGTACAGCCTTCATGGTTCTCCCAAATTTAAGCATTTTAACCGGCATATCATATAGTTTAGAGCATTCATTTGCGTATTGAATGATTTTTTTAAGACGCTTTGGGTATTTAAAATTTTCTGGTCGATGAATGTCTAGTAAAATATGCTTTTCTTTGCCCAGATATTTTTTACTTGCGATATCTTTAAGGGGCTCAACGATTGTATTTCCAACCACATGTATTCTGTCTTCTGGGATTCCCTCTCTTAATGCCTTTTGTTTATAATTATTATGATATACAAACAAGAAATTGCTAACATGATCACAAACTTTTCGATTTATCTCTTCTAACATGCGTTCGTCATAACTTCTCATCCCGGCTTCAATATGTCCAATCTTATATCCCTCTTTACGAAGTGGCACCGAAGCCAGAACAGAATTGCTATCTCCTAAAAACAAAATTACATCAGGTTGAATATTATTTTGTTTTAATAAATCTATTATTGCTGGTCCAAGATCAGCTTGTTGTTGATAATGACTTTTTCCATCTTTGCCAATAGATAAATTGTAATCTGGTTTGCGAATATCTAGATCTCTAAAAAATATTCCAGATAATAGATCATCATAATGTTGACCTGTGTGTACGAGAATGTGTTTACACCAATCTGCTTGATCAAGTGCTTTAAAAACTTTTGACATTCTAATAAAATCTGGTCGAATACCAGTAACCGTCACAATTGTTTTATTCTTCATTATATACCTTTTTAATTGCTTCAATAACAGTGCAATCAAAATCTTTCCAGTTTTTGTGTGTTAATAGATTATTATATTTTTGAGAAAGAGGATGACCGCCATACCAATGAATACCTATGCTCTTATCTTTTATAGAATCAAAATTGTTTTTATCCCAAATAGATGGTATCATAGTGTGATTTAGAGCGTAAACAGCGTTACCAGAAATATTATAAAAATTATTTGTAGGAAATAACACTTTTGCTTTTTTAACGCTTGATGCTGCAGATTTTTTTGCAAAACACCCAATCGATTGATATTCAGTTGATTGAAATAATTTTTTACTCTCAATAAGCACTTGTTTATAAAATCTATTTCTTTTTGAAGCTCCCATAAATCCAATTGGAGCTATGGGCTCACCATCCAAATCATAATGTCGATCATCATAACACACCATAGTATCAGCATCTAAGTCTACATTAAGCTCTGTTATTGGCTTAAAAAATATTATGTCCATATCTACCCATAAGCCACCAGTAGAAGACAAAACTTTCCAACCAAGCAAATCAGATTTGTGAGGTTCTGATGCGTTTTCGGTTATAAATGTTTTTGAAAAATCAACTTTTATTAGCTTCAAAGGAACTTCATTTAGCAGTTTATCATAGTAATCTTCACTACTTTGATAATCTCTTTGATCGCAGCGATGTAATTCATCAGTCCCGATATCTCTCCATGTTACATTATTTGAAATATTTTTAGGAACATACAGGTGGATAGACCAACTTGGATTAAAAACTTTAAAAGATTTAATCGTAAGATATCTTAAAAACGACATCTTATCAGAGCCCCAATAAAAGCTGGCGACTTTTGGAATTTTTTCATTATTCCATTTTTTAACAGAACCAAATAAATCCATTGTAATAGTATTTGCATCATCTACGCAATGTCTATTTTGCATAGAGAGAGAATCTTCGGGGTTGTAATGAGTTCCAAGAACACTGTCAACATAGCCAGTCCTGGAATTTAATGCCATTCTCATACACATTTCATAATCTTCACCAGGAATTTCTAAATACTCTCCAACTTGTTTTTTTAAACGCATCGTAAACATAAAACAAACACCTAAATAACATTGAATTGAATTTACTTGTGCCCAGTCATCAACAATATATGATTTATTTGTAAAATTATTTCCATGATCCATTCCATCGGGGATTATGTACTTTAATATTTCTCCTTGTCCCATGTCGACCCATTTATATGGTTTAAAAGGACCTCCCATAAATGTACTCATGAAAGCTGAGTTTACATATTCAACATCCGGATTGTTTTTTAAAAAATTGTGTAATATTTCTAGATAATCTTTGTTTTTTTGATCATCAGAAGAAACCCAAGTTCCATATTGTCCAGTAGCGTGTTTAAACCCTAAATTTAAAGCAGAACCGGTTCCTCCATTTTTTTTATTAAAAATTTTTATTCTAGGATCTTTCTTTTGATATTTTTCTAAAATTTCTTTAGTATTATCTGTGCTACCATCGTTTACTATAATTAACTCAAACTTTTTATAAGTTTGATTTAATATATCATCTATGGCACTTTCTAAATATTGCTGATCGTTGTACGTTGGCATTACAACAGATATTAAATCTTTAACAAATTTCATAATTCTACTTGCTCAAAAATGAAATCTTCGTCAAAATTTTCTTCATTTTCCGCAGTGACACTTGGAAAAATACTATTATTAAGAATATTTAATTGTTTTTCTTCATTAAACTCTTCAACAACCCAGTCTTGAAGTTTTTTAGCTTGAGACTTGTATCGATCATAATCTTTATATATTTCTCTTAGTTTCATTTTATAGGATCCTTGTTGGGGGAATGCCCACATAGAATCTTTTTGAATTACCCCATCCCACACTGCACCTTGCTGCACTGGTTGTAAGTCATAATCAACTTTTGCAAAGAAAGCTTTTCTTTTTACTTTTCCTTTTTTATTTTCAGTTGGTTTGTATAAAAAGTCTAAATGACCTGACCAATCTGTGGCTAAAACCGGTAGCCCAGAGTACGCTGCTTCGAAGAGAGGAAGTCCAAATCCCTCACCATGTGTCAAACTAATTAAAGAATGTACATCTTTATTTTTGTAAAGAGAGTGCATTTCCTCATCGCTTAAATCGCCGTGCATTAAATATACTTTACACTTTCTATTTTGATATTTTTTTAATAAAGATGAAACATTTGCAACCATTCCATATCTGTCCAAAATGGATCCACCTCTGATATGTGTTTTTACGATCAAACCAATATCTGGATTATCAATAAATTCCTCAACAAACCAACGTATTGTGTTTTCTAAATTTTTTCGCGGTCCCCACTGGGCGACTGTTAAAAAATTAAATTTACTAGAAATATTTAAATCCAGTTCTGGTAATTCTTTAAATTTTTTAACAGGATAATGCACAACCTCAACGCTTTTTATACAAGATAATCTAGTTTTTTTTCCGCTAACTTTATCAATCCCATCATAAAATACTTGCGTAAAACTGTTTTTTGAATGATTTGAGATAGTTATAATTTTATCCATTTGGTTGCACTTCTCCAACCACACAGGAGACACCTTATTGGTTTCAATTCCAGCTGTAATTCCTATGTTTACCGGAGCTAATAATTCCCATTCATTAGGTACAGTAACTTGAACAGACGCATCGTATGTTGCACCACTGCGACCATAATTTGCTGTTTTTCTTACTAAATCATCAATCCACTGTCTTTCTTCTGTATCTTCCCACACCCACGTAGATTGACCCCAATTTAAAGGAATTAGATATATGTCAATATTTTTATTTTGTCGCAAAGCTCGCAAAACAAATCTACAATGTTCACCATAACCCGTCCTGGTTAATGCAGGTCCTCGTACTAAAACTTTCATTAGAAAACCTCCTTAATAACCCAACGATTTGTGTACTTGCGGCTTTCCCAAGAGCCTTCCTCTTCATGAATTTTTGTCATTGTTTCAACCCAAGTTTTTTTAAAATTTTCAAAATTATAATTTTTCATAACATGCTCACGACCTAATTTTCCCATTTTTGATCTTTCCTCTTTGGACAGATTTAACATTTTTACCATTGCATTTACAACATCGTCTTTGTTTAATCTATCTTCATATATCCATGGAATTCTTTGAGAGCCAATAATTGATTTTGATACGGGATAAACAGGTATACCAAATTCATTTTCGCCATCTGTTATTTGTTCTTGTAACCCTCCGGTCATATTAACAATAATTGGAGTTTCACAAGACAAAGATTCTAACGTTGCCAATCCAAAACCTTCAGCATCAGATATATTAATCGTGCAGTCTGCGACATTATACATCATTGCCAATTTATCTAAATCAATTTTTTGCTGACTAAAAAGCACTTCACCATTTGTTAAACCAAGATGCTGAATAATAGCTTCCAAATCTTGACCATTTTGATCTTTAATTTCAGTGTGCATTATTAGAGATGCTTTATCGTTACCAACTTTATCTAAAAATTCTTTAAACCAAAAAATTAAAGATCCGGACTGTTTTCTTCTTGCGTTACGATTATTCCAAAAGAATATAAATTTATCTGGATCATAATGTTCTTTAAGTATACTTTGTTTGACATGCTCCAATTGCTCTTTATTTTTTATTGGTCTAAAAGCTTTACTGTTAACAGCATGAGGTATGTATTTTGATTCTACGGTGGGAGCAACAGTTTTAACAACGTCATCTGTTACTTTTGATATCGTTGCGATAAAATCGTTTGATTCGTATAGTGGTTTATTAAAGGTTGGATAAGGATAATTATCCCAAACATGATAGTAAACCATAGGCATAAGAGGTCTAATTTCATTTTCCATTGACCACAACCAATCCCAAAAACGTGGGTCAGTCATAAACCAAAGAATATCTGGCTTCTCTTGACGAATTACAGAGCGAAGCATCTCTTGATTGCCATAACCATCAACAGGGAACATAACCCAATCATCTCCATATTTATCAGTTTTGATAGGATCATATTTTGGGTGTTTAATCGCTCCACCAAAAGAAATAATTTTAAATTTTCCACTATCTAATAGTGCTTCACATATATACCTAGTTTGAGTTCCAACTCCGCTAGGGCTTAGTGGCATGTCACTAAGAGTGAGTACTTTAATTTTTTTATCCATTTGTACCTCATGAACAGTATTTTGTTTTATAATATTCGCACACGCCGTATTTGCCGTAGCAGGAAAGTCTGTTTTTGACGTGGTTGCATTTATCAATATTATATACGGCTTTGTTTAGTAATTTAAGGGCATTACCAATTTTCTTTTCACCGTTTGTAACTTTAAATAATTCTACGTTATTTTTATTCGCTGTTCTTTTTAATAAAGCAAAATGAGTAGTTATATCTTTATAATTTTTATTATGTTTTCTAGACCAAAAGTGTTTGTATAGACTTAGTTGATATGTGATCATCTTATCAGTTTTTTTTCGGCTGTCCCAGCCCCAAGAACAAGTTTTCCAATCTATAATGTGATATTTTTTGGTATCTGGTGTATATATCACCAGATCGATGAAGCCTTTAAAATTCTTTTCTACTTTTTTATTTTCAATATTTTCGTAAAGTTGTTCTTCTACGGAAACCAGCTCAAATTTACCAAAGTATTTTTTTAAAGCAGGTAGAATAAACTGAATTATGTGCTTTCCTTGAGCACGCATAGAGTTTAAAAGTTCTGCGGAAAACTCAATATTGTCACTAGAATTTTTTATTTTCTGTAGATTTTGTAAAAACTCTCTTTCAAAAAGCTGCTCAAGATCTATGGATTTTTTATTTTTATCATAGTCTTCAACTATAACTTCACAAACAGTATGTAGTGCAGAACCAAAAGCAGTGTGTTCATTCCCTTTAAACTGTTTTATTTTGTCAATATAGTTTAGCTTATGTTTCCAAGCACAAGTATTCCACTCTTTAAGCTCTGAGTAAGATATGTGAGACATTTATTCCTCTGTTGTTTTGTTTTTTGCCGCCCTTTTCTTTTTTGTTGTTTTTTTAGCTGTTGAGGGCACGGTTCGTTGTTTTATGTCTTTATTTGAGGATTTAGATTTTTTAATATTGTCTATTGTAACATAATCAACATTATTGTCAACGTGTTTTTCTTCAGCGACATTAAATACCCAAGTGCCATTAAACTTACTAATATTATCAATAGGTTTTGTAGGTGCATCGATGCAGTCACCTAATTTAATATCTGGATAGTTTTTATTAATCCAGTTAATTGCGTCTAGATCTGTGAAAAAAACTGTTTCACCTCTTTTTCCCCTGAACGTTAAAGTTGCTTTTAAAATAATTTTATTTTTTTCTTGTTCTAAAATAATATTCATTGTGTCTCCTAAATGTCAAAAAAAGAATCTACTTTTTGATAAAGAACAGGGCTAATTTCTTTTAATTTCCCTCTACTTCCTAATAAATAGTTTTCGAATCCGTTTGCCCAATACTCTCTTAAGGCTGTAATAGCATAAGGAGAATAAAATAGTTCTGCAGATACACCTCTCAAATAATCATATCCGATATCTTTATACAGATGCTGATCGAAATCATAATCATATTCTGGATTTTCATACGCTGACATACCATATTCTTTATCACTTAAAAGATAATATAGGTATTTTCTCTTTACTAAAAATTCTCTTTCAAGCCTTCCGTCGCCATATATGAAATCTTTATTTTTTTCTTCGACTGCGTGGGCTAATTCATGTAGTATATCGTCTAATAAATCTCTTTCATTGTCTTGATCTGGTGAGAGATAAATGGCATTATCTTTAAACATTGCATTGTATTCTCTATCGTCTTTAAAAAATTCATCAACATATCCTACAAAAAAACCATCAACGTTGTCAAAAAAATATTCAGGCACCAACGTTTCTATTTTTGTTTTTACATAATCTAAATTTATGTTATTTATAAATGGTTGCGTAAAAATAAAAGATTTACCATGAATTTTATGTTGATTAAATTTTTTTTTTGATTTTTTTGACATTTCCGTTATGTATTGTCTCAATTTGCTGCCTCATGTGAATCAACATCTGCGAGAGCTTGACGATAACCTCTGATAAAATTTTCCTCTGCTAGAGATATTATGAATTCAGGGAATTCTGATGCCATCACTTGAATTATCATTTCAACATTAACTTCATCATTCTCAGGATTTAATTTATCTCCGACATAATTTACTAACCATTTTTTCATTTCATTTTCTGGTTCTACTTTTTTAAGTAAATCTGGGTTTTCATCTTCTATGGGCATAATATTCTCCTTTTGATAAATATACCAGATATTGTCAATAGTTTAAAGAATTTTAGACGCTATTGTGGCTACCTTTGATCTTTCTCCTCTTAGAAGCGTAACATGCCCTGAAACTTCAAAACTTTTAAATTTTTCAACTGCATGTGTAAGACCATTAGAGGTTTCATCCAAATATACGTTATCGATTTGTTCAATATCTCCAGTTAAAACAATTTTGGTATTTTCTCCAACTCTTGTTAAAATAGTTTTAAGTTCATGAGCGGTTAAGTTTTGAGCTTCATCAATAATGATAAATGCGTTTGCTATTGAACGACCTCGAATATAAGTTAGAGCCTCAACTTCAATTCTTCCTTGTTTCATATATGTCTCTAGTGCGGATTTATCATTAGCCATCAAAAACTCTAAGTTGTCTTTTATTGGTGCAACCCAAGGAGACATTTTTTCTTCCATAGAGCCTGGGAGATAGCCAATGTCGCGACCCATAGGTTGTATTGGTCGAGAAACAACTAATCGACTGTAACTACCTTTTTCTACAACTTGGCTAAGACCGGCTGCGATGGCTAACAAAGTTTTGCCGCAACCAGCCTTACCCACTAAAGTTATAACATTTATTTTTTCGTCTTCTAATAAATCCATGGCAAAAATCTGCTCTTTATTTCTTGGTTTTAACCCCCAGATGCTTCTTTTACTGTTGGAGTTTAATAATTTTATTGGTTCACTGTAACAAGTAAACCTTCCTAAAGCAGTTTTCTTTTCATTTTGATTCGACACTAACATTAAAAATTGATTTGGATTTAATTTTAATTCCTCTTTATCTATAAAAACATCTTCTCCTGCATAGAATTGATCTAGTATTGGTTCGTCAACCAAGTGAGTTACAAATCCGGTATATATATTATCTGTATCTTTTACAACTTGATCTGATTGAAAATCCTCTGTCGTTAAACCCAAAGAATCGCATTTAACACGCATGTTAATGTCTCGTGTGACCACGATTACTTTTCTTCTTGGGTTTTCATTTTTCTGGTTTAACGCAACGCTAATGATCTCATTGTCAGGTACCATCAAGTCTAAGTCATCTGGTAATCCCTCTCTTTTAACCATCCTCACGCATATAAGACCTTTACCTTTATCTATTCTCACTCCTTTTGATAAGCTACCCTTCTCGCGGAGAGCATCTAAATTACGAATAATAGTTCTAGCATTTGTGCCACAACCGTCTTGCCTTTTTTTGTTATTATCTATTTCTTCAAGAACTTTAAGGGGAAGGACAATATCATTATTACCATAAGAACGAATACAATTTGCGTCTGTTAAGCAGACGCTGGTATCAAGAATATAAATTTTTTTAGCCATTTGATCTCACTTTTTAGATCCAGCACAAATCAAAGCATTACGGATACTTATGGTAAGTAAGTCACTTTGATATGCTTACTATTAAATAGTATTGTATAAAAAGAAAAAGTAAAAAAGCACAACGGCTAACTTATTTATTTATAAGGGAGTAATAATCCCTTGTAGATAGGAGGATAAAAAAATGAGTAGGGTTATGGTTAGTACCCTCGCGTTCGTTATGCTGTTTACTTTCTCTTGCGGCACAATGAATTCAAGTATAAAAAATGATTTTCCAAGAGAAGGATTTGCATTTATTAGCAAAACAGTTCAATTAAAAAGATGCTTTGGTGAGGGTAAATGTGCAACTATGGATTTACGATCGTCAGGTTCTGGTTATGTTGTTAGACTTTCCAACGAAGGTGCATACATTGTCACTGCCGCTCACGTTTGTGATGGCGAAAAAGGCTTATTGGAATCAGTCGAGCAAACTATTCACATGAGAGTTTCAACATTATCATTAAAAAAATATGATGCGATTGTTCTAAAAAAAGATCCGTCAATTGATGCTTGTTTACTTTTTGCAGAAGGTTTAACTGAAGGAGTTGAGGTTATACCTCTAGCAATGGAACCTCCGAAAAGAGGTGAAAAAGTTTACAATATAGCTGCTCCTTTGGGCATGTTTGATTATGACATGGTACCAGTCTTTGAAGGTAGGTATGCCGGCGAAGAAGATGGTCAAGATGTATACGCATTATCAGCCACGTTTGGATCTTCTGGATCTATGATTCTAAATTCTAAAGGTGAGTTAGTAGGAATGGTTCACTCTGTTTTAGTAAAGTTTAGAAATATTGCTATTTCTTCACCTTATGAAGAGCTTATGGAGTTTATTCGAAGCGGACTTTCAAAAGCTGAGTTAGCTGAATGGGTCTGCATTCCGGATGAATGTAACAAAAATTAAAGAAAATACGACATTTTCTTTCTATTCCATATGGTCAGACCTAGTTTGTTTTTAATCCAGATTAGGTCTGTATATAAATTCATATAATCGGTGTAATTTTCTTCATCTGTATGAATCTGCATAAAACTAAACTCATCTACTTGAAAAAATGTCTGAAAATAAAGTGCCACCTTGTTATCAATTTCTTTTCTATTTTTAGCTATAGAACATGTTGTATCTGGTAGAGTGAAGGAGTAACCTGTTTTATCATGTACGACAGTTATTAATAATCTACCAATATTTATTTCAACTTTTAAACTAATATGATCTACATTAGTTACATACCAATACTCTTTTTCAAAAGAGCGTTTTTTTACTTTTTTTCCATACCTACTCGCCATTAATCTACTGCCGATATTAAACTTGCTTTTACAAATTCAACTTTTTTATTTTTATTTTTTGGATCTTGTAAAGTTAAATATTGCTCTGAATTCCACTGGAGGTATTGAATATCTTCTAGCAACCAAACTTTATTTTTATAGTAAACTGGAGATCCAATATAAGCTCTTCTTCCGTTCCCATCTAAAGTAAATCTTGTTGTTGGCATTTTCAACCCTCCTTTTAAGGGGTTTCTTGCCCCTCCTTTTCTCTAAACTCAAGATATTCATCTAAAGCGTTAGATGCATCCAATGCTTCTGCTAATATCTTAGCCCATTTATCAACTTCTTTTAATATATCAGTATGTTCCCCAACCATTACAGTTTTATTGAATAGCATATCTAACATCGTTTTAGCTTCATAAGCTGCAGCTTCATATTTCAATTTTGCTGTAATATATAAATTATTATTCATAAACCCTCTTTTTCTTTTTCTTCAAAAAATGAAATTGTATTATATTTTTTAATATAGCGATTAAACTCCATGTAGTCAACCCCTAAAAATCTAGCTGCTTCTTTTTTTGTTCTAGCAATACTTAGGGCTGTTTTTAAAAGAGCATCGGTAACTGCATGTCTAGTAAGTCTCCATATTGGAAGACCATAAAATTTACCACACAAAAATCTAGTTGATAGTTCTAGTTTAATTGCTATTAAATCTTCTAAAGAAATATTATTAATATTATTTAAAGTGTTATCAGTAATCTTTTTTTCAGATTTTAGTTTCTTTATTATACTATAATTTGAATATTTTGTAACAGTATTTTTCTTTTTTTTGTTTTTCCATGACATATATTAAATAATAATACAAACAGTGATATAATTTAATCTATATCATTTATTATAATCTGGTGATTCTGGTTCTGGTAGGGTGGGTTGAAGTTCGTCCTCAAATCTATCAAAGTAAAGCTTAAGATTGGTCAACATATATTCTTTATAAAGCCTTCTATCTTTATCATCAGCTAAAGATTCATATGCGTCTAGAATTTGATTTTCAACTTTATTAAAAGTAGTAGAAGCAAAATTACGACCAGTAATATTCATACCTTCTAAATCCTGGAATGACTGTGGTTCTTCAGGCTCTTCAGGTTCTAACGCCATATCTCGATCGCGGACTGGTATAAATCTATCATCTTCTACATCAATATCTAGCGTTACCTCTTCTTCAAGTTCATTTTCCTCTTGACTTTCTTCTGCGTCTGCTGTAAGATCAACCGGTGCTAGTGAGTTTTCAACAGCATTAAGAATATGTGCTCTAAAAGAATCTCTCTGAGATTTCGAAGTTGTAAGTCCTTTATATGCATCTTCAACAATTGGAATAATGACTTTTAAAGTATCCTCAAGAACGTTTATCCCCGTTGCTCTTTGAGGCTGCTCATCTGGAACATCGGCACTTACTTCTTTTATTAGAGAACGAATCACACCACGGAGTCTATTCTCCTCAAGCACTACTTTCTCTTCTTTTTCAGCAAGGTAGTTTTCTAGAAGTGAGCGAACAACTTTACGGAGACGCTTTTCTTGTTTTAGTTCTTTTAAAAATTTATCGCGGTCAATCATTAATTTAGACTCCAAGTTTCTGTAATAAATAGTTTAACGCCTCATTAACTTCATTTTCAGTAACTTTTTTACGTTTCTTACGTTTCTTTTGCTTTTTTACTTTTAATTTTTTTGGTTTTGCTCCCAAAGGTAAAGAATAACCAGCGACTGAGCCCCCTGCCATTGATGAAACTTCTTCTATCTCTTCAGACTCTTTTACTTGATTTGTAGCTATGGCATATGCTATATCTTCACCTTCTTCTTCACCATATTGTTTTTTTGTGCTTTTCATTATCTCTTTAGCATTTTCATCTCTTTTTCGAATTTGACTTTTAGTAAGTTTGCGTTTTTTCTTTTTTTTCTTTTTACGCTTTTCTTCTAGCACCTCTTCAACTAACCCACGAAAGATACCCAAAAAGGGTTCATTATCCTCCTTGAGTTCTACTTTAACCATATCAATAATGTTTTGCTCTCTATCTTTTGATGTGTCTGGTAGGAAACGTTTGATATCCTCGCCAACTCTTAAAGCATTTCTAAAATCAGTGGCACTTATAACTTCACCAATGGGATCAAAGGCATAATCAAGAGGGTTTAAAACTTCTGCATCTTCAACATACTTTTGAACATTACCAGCAAAACGTTCAGCAACATCGCCGCCTTTTGTTGAGGCACCTAAAATAATCTTTGCACCTTTCATTTCTGGTCTGTTTCCATATTCCATTGCCGCTCTTACTGGTGAAGCAAATTCAGAAACTTTAACAATTGATTTTAGTGGTGATTCAAATTCAGCAATTTCAGCGTCCGCATTACGAATATTCGCATCATCTAAATACATGTTTAGTATTCTCTCAGATACCTCTGCTGTAATACCGTCTTTTTCTTTTGGACTTATTAAAATAATAACTTTATCAGCCAGTCTAGCATAATGTTCAATCATATCTAAATGACCCCTGTGGGGCGGCTTAAACTTTCCTGGTAAAATAGCAACAGTTTCGCCTTCATTTCGCTCCATAAGCATTTCCTTTACCATTTGTGGTATCTTGCCCCTTCCGTACTTAAATAACCCCAAAAGTTGGTTCATTGGAGCAAAGTTTCCTGTAAATTTATACATCTGACCATCGTATTGGAAAACAAAACCTTCTACAACTGTATCAATGTTGTCATGGTGCTTTAGTTTGGTAAGTTGTCTTACTAATATGTCTTGGGCTCCTTCTTGTTCTGGTCCCTCATAATCTTGAATAGCACGAATAGCAGTCTCTGTTTCTTTTTTTAGTCTTTCGACCTCTGCTTGATTATCCAAGATGTACGAACTCTTAAGACCACGAAGAAGTTCTACGGCAAAGTCATGTATCGCCATTTCAATTGGTTCAATTAATTTTTTTGATAAAATTTTGGAGTTCTTATTGAAGGCAGATACTTTTGCTCTGGTTTCTCTATCCATACCCTTTGTTATCTGTGAAGTAGTTGGAGCAGTTTTATCACCCAGCATCCTTCTAACAAGAAGTTC